ACGGCACGCACACCGCGTCGGTCCAGAGTGCGGCCAGCGGGAACAACACCTTCGCGGGGCTCGCTCTCAGCGACTTCACGAACACGGTGGCTCGGCTGCCGCTGTACGCTCGGAACCGGAACGCCAAGTGGTACATTTCGCCGTCTGGCTACGGCTCCTCGATGCTCCGCCTGATGATGGCGGCGAGCGGCAACAACCAGGCCGACGTGGCTGCGGGTGCGAACCTCAACTTCCTCGGCTTCCCGGTGGTGCTCGTGCATCCGATGGAAAGCCGCCTGACCGGCACCGCCTCGCAGGTTGCGTGCCTGTTCGGCGACTTGTCGCAGGCGGCCACGTTCGCGACGCGGCGTGAGATCCGCGTGGCGACGGACTCCAGCCGGTTTATCGAGTTCGACCAGCTCCTCACGTTCGCCACGGCTCGCGTTGCCATGGTCGCCCACGACCTCGGCGACAACAGCAAGGCTGGTCCGATTGTCGCCCTCCGGTTCGCCGCCTGACCTTTGACCTTCTAGGAGAAGAATCCAGTGAACTTCATCGAGAACACCAAGACGGTTGTCGGTACTACCGTCACGTCGGCGGCGGCTACCGCTACCCTGACCATCGACACGCTGGGCTACGCCTACGCCAGCGTGGACGTGATCGTGGCGGTTTCGACCACGCCTGCGAATACGGCGGCTTCCATCCTGAACGCCTTGTCGCTCTCGGGCGGCGAGACGACCACGGCTGGTAGTTCGATCTACACGGTGGCCGCGCCTGCCGCGTCGGCTGCCGTGACCGCGCAGCCGTCGGTGGTGCGGTTTGACATCGACCTGCGTGGCAAGGGCCGGTACGTCAAGGTTGACGCGACCCCTGCAACGGCGCTCGCCACGACCATCGTGGCTCGTCTGAGCAAGGGCGAGGTTGGCCCCGACTCGGCTTCCGAGATGGGTGCCCTGGCGAAGTATTCCGGCTGAGCGACTTGACAGACTCGACACAGTAGATGGCGGGAGTGGCGTTCGCTGCTCCCGCCATCTCTGTTTTTGAGGACTCCATGATCGTCAAAGTCGGCAGCACGGATGTTGACGTGCGGATCGAGTGCGTGATGAGCGGCCCGCGATTCGGCCCGCTTGCGAACGTGTTCGGCTGGGCTCAGGCCCTCATGCCGCTCGGCATCCGCCCGACGCTCGGGCAGGGGGCGCTCTGGGGACAGGTGCTTCAGCGGTCGATGGAGCAGTTCGTCGATTCGACGGAATACATCCTCACGACCGACATGGATTCGTTCTGGGGGCACCGTGAGGTCTCTGAACTCGTCGCCCTCGCGATGGCGTTTCAGTGCGACGCCCTGGCCCCGCTCCAGGTGAAGCGTGAGGACGGCCGCCCGATGTTCACGCTGCCCGGCACGTTGGAGAAACCTCCGGCTGGCGGGGCGACGGAGTTGCCCATGTCGTGGTTTGCCGAGCCCGTGCAGGAGGTGGACTCGGCCCATTTCGGCTGCACGCTGATTTCCACGAAGGCACTCAAGCGGACCCCGAAACCGTGGTTCCAAGACCATCCGAACGCCGATGGCGAGTACGGGGACGGCAGGACTGACGCCGACATCTTCTTCTGGAAGCAATTCAAGAAGGGCGGCAACCGCCTCTACGTCTCGCCTCGCGTGTCCATCGGGCACGGCGAGTGGGTGGCGGTCTGGCCGGGCAAAGACCTGCAAGCCCCGGTGTTTCAGTATGTGGGCGACTACAACGCCAACGGGCGTCCGAAAACTGCATGGAGCGTGACCAAATCGTGAAAATCAAACTAGCGACGAACTACTCGACCTATACGGTCGGCACGGTGATTGACTGCGAAGACGAGACGGCACAGCGGCTCATCCGTGATGGCATCGCCGTCCGCGAGCAGCAGATGGACCTGATCGAGACGGCATCGGTCGATCACGACGTTGAGCGGGCCGACGCCACACCACGAAGACGAGGACGGCCGCCGCGTGCGATACAGAAGCCTGACCACACTGACGCCGCCAGCGGTTGAGCCCGTCACGCTCGCCGAGGCCAAGGCTCACTGCCGAGTTGACACGAACACCGACGATGCCTTGATCCAGGCATACATCACGGCGGCTCGTGAGTGGTGCGAGGCGTACTGTGACGAGACGCTCGTGCATACGCAGTACCGCATGACACTCGATGCGTTCCCGGGCGAGATCGAGTTGCCGCGTCCGCCGATGGCTTCGGCTGGCACGGCCACGGCGGTGAGCGTCACCTACACGCTGGAGAACCAATCGACGGCGGTGCTTTCGACCACGGCCTACCGCGTGGATCGCGCTTCGATGCCTGGCGTGCTGCGGACGCCCTACAACGGCTCCTGGCCCAGCCATCTCCTCGACTACAACGCCGTGACCGTGACGTGGTGGGGCGGCAAGAGCGCGGATGGCTCGGGCGTGGAACAGCGGTTCAAGAACGCGATCCTCTGGCTGGTGGGCATGTGGTACGAGCGGCGGATGGCGGCTGACGCCGTGAGTCTGTCGGAGATTCCGTTCGGCGTGAAAGCGTTGCTCGATTCGGCGAAGTGGGGGTCTTACCGATGAGCGACGTTAAAGGGCGATTCGGCATCGACGTGCTGTTCACCGATTCGACGGTGGCCGGCGGGGCGAAGTCGCTGAAAACGATCACGCTCCAGCACGCCACCGAATATGACGCCGGAAAAGTGGCCGTCGTGTCTGGCACCTGCGGCACGGCGGTCGTGAGCGTGCCGGTCGCCCCGACTACCTATCGCAATGCGGCTGGCAGCCTCGTCTCGTTTGCGAGCGTCTCTCGCGTGGCGTTTTCCGCGACCGGCGCGGCAATGGTCGCGTGCGACGGCTCGGGCGGCTGCGGCGAAAACGATTGGACGATCTACTCGCGGGCTGGGCAGGTAGCCGTGTCGGAGGCGGTGGAGACGGCGTCGTTTTCGATCAACGTGATGGGAACGGCTGGCACGGCGGCGTACACGCTGGTGTTGTATGGCTCTTGATCCCGGGCGGCTCCGCGAGCGGGTGACAATTCAATCCGCGACCGAGCGGCGCAACACGCTGGGCGAAACAACCCTGGAGTGGGCCACGTTCACCGAACGGTGGGCGAGCGTCGAAGGGCTTTCGTCCCGCGAGCTGCTGTTGTCGGGGCAGCAGCAGACGGAACTCACGCACCGCGTGCGGCTGCGGTACGTCACCGGGCTGACGCAATCCATGCGGATTTCGTGGCGTGGGCGGCTGCTGGAGATCACGACGCTGCTCGAGCATGGCAACCGCAGCGAGCATGAGATTCTTTGCACGGAGCGGGTGGACTGATGGCAACCGCTGGCATCGAAATCACCGCCGAGATGGCCGAACTGCGGGAATTGCAGCAGGCTATCGGTCGGCTGTTCTCTCCTGCCGACAAGGCCCGCATCTTGAAGGCGGCACTGGAAAAGGCAATCGAGCCCGCGTACCAGCGGCTGCAGCAACTCACGCCCATCGGCCCAACGGGGAACCTGCGGCGGGCGGTGGCGAAGAAGGTGAAGACCTACACGAAGAGCGGCACCGCCGTTGGGCTCATCGGCTTTCGACGGGCCGGGCAGGAGCGTTCGGAGAGTGCGGCCGGCGGTGCCGTGCGTACCGGGCCTGACCGGGCGTTTCATCAGTGGTGGCTTGAAGAGGGGACGAAGCCCCGTCAGGTGATGACGCTGTCCAACAAGCCCTATGGGCGAAAAGGGCATCTGCGTCGCATCAAGGGTCGCCCGGCGGTCGAGGTTCGCCCGCACATCGTCCAGAAGGGGCAAGGCGGATACATCGCGTCGAGCTACAACCGGCTCGGCCCGTTCAAGATGATTCGCACGGATGATGGCCGCGTGCAGACCGAGCCCGGTTCGCCGCGAGCGTTTTTCAAGAAATCAAAGACGCCGATCACGATTCCCGCCATGCAGCCCGGCGGCAGCGGCGCCCCGCCGCTCAAGACCGCCTGGGATCAGACCCAGCCGACCGTGGCGGAAATCCTCCAGCGGGAACTGCGGCTGTCGCTGGAGCAGGCCGTCAGCACCCTGGCCCGGTCGGCGTCAGGAGTAATTGGCGAATGAGCGTCAAATCCCCCGAGCGGCTGATTGCCGCAGCCCTGGCATCCTCGCCCCTGGTGGCCGAACTGATCGGTGACCGGGTGTATCCGGTGATTGCCCCGGCGTCGGCGGCGATCCCGTTCCTGACCTGGCGGCGGCAGGGGGTGCAGCGGGAGGCGACGCTTTCCGGCCCGTCTGGCATCGCCAACGTGACGCTGGCGGTGGATATGTACGACACGACCTACGAGGGAGTAAGGGAGCTTGCCGACCGCTGCCGGGAAACACTGGATGGTTTTGGGGGGGCGTTGGGAAACTGGATTTCAGTTCGCAACGTGTCGCTGCTCAACGAGAGCGACGGGTTCGTTCAACTGGCCGGCGGCGACCTGCCGCCCGTCTACAGCGTGACGCAGACCTACACCATTCTCTGGCAGGAGACTTGACCAGTGTCATTCTCGACTCCGCACGATACCGCAGTTGCTGGCTCTGGAACGACCCTCACGCTCGGCGCCACGACGTATGTCGTCACGAACATCGTGCTGGCGAACACTGACCCTGGTGCGGCTGCCAACACGCAGATCGACGTGGCACACCTTGGCCAGACCACCGGCGAATTGGCTGCAAGGCTCACGCCCCCGCTTGTGCTGCCCGCTGAAGACGGCGGCTCGGGTCGGCAGGTGACGTTCGACTACCTCGGGAAAATCGTCATCTCGGACGGCGCGACCGGCACCTACAAGATCACCGTTGCCGGTTCGACGCTGGTCGGTGGCTCCTCGGCGAGCTATTACACCGTGCAGAGTTCGACGCTGACGCTGGCGACGAACGACGCCATCCGTGGGCAGGGCGTCCTTACGGTCGCCCGCTAATCACGACGGGAGGCCGTCGTGGCGATTCCATGCCAAGGCTTTACGCTGACCTGGGGAGGCCAGACGCTCTCCGAGGTCCAGGCTATTGAAGCCGACATCTACGGCGGGGAACTGCCGCGAGGCCGCACGACCACATGGACGCCCAACATGGGCACCGTGCGGCTGCTCGGGTTCGCGGCGACGAATCTCACGACCGCCGAGTACGGAAAGCGGAAGCGGCTGACGATCCTCGCTCCCAATGGGACGGCGAGCAACGCCAGCGTTACCACGCTGTTTGACAGCGATTGCATCTACAGCGGCGTGCGGATCGACGCCGCCGCAAATAGTGCCGTTCGACTTGCGTTCACTTTTAGGATTCAAGACACGCTCAACGCACCGAGCAATCCCTAGGAGTACGCGAGACATGGCACTGACGGCAGAGCAGATTCTTTCCGCCGACGATATGGGGCTGAAAAAGGTTCACGTCCCCGAGTGGGGCGGCGACGTGTTCATCCGTGTGATGAGCGTGGGCGAGCGGGACGCCTACGAGCGGAAGTGGATCGGCAAGAAGGAAACGGGCATCGACAACTTCCGCACGCAGTACCTCGCGGGCGTGCTGTGCGATGAAGGCGGCAAGCTCCTGTTTACCCGCGACCAGATCGACGCTCTCGCCCAGAAGAGCGGCGCGGTCATGGGGCGGCTGTTCGACGAAGCGATGAAACACAATCGGATGACTGAGGAGGATGTGCAGGAGTTGGGAAAAGGCTGAACGCAAGCCCGACGCGGCGGTACATGTTTGCCGTCGCGAGGGACTTGCGGATGACGGTTCGTGAGTTGGGCACGCGGATGGATTCCGCCGAGTTCAGCGAATGGATCGCCTACAACCGCTACTACTCCGCATTGCCGGATTCGTGGCGGGAGACGGCGTTGATCGTCACGGCCCTCCTGGCTCCGCACATCGGGAAGAACCAGAAACGCCCCAAGCCCGAAGACTTCGTGCCGGTGGAGAAGCCTCCGCATCACGAGTCGCAGGACTTGTCGGCGTTGCTGGAGTTGCGACGGCAGTTTGGTCTAGGCGACATCGACGATGGCTAATGTCCTCTCACTGGCGTTGCGGGTAACGGCGGATGCCAGCGGGCTGAAGCTCGATCCGGTGCAGCGTGCGCTTGTCGGTCTGGGCGACCAGGCCGAGAAGCTGACCAAGCAGTTTGAGTCGTTCACGGGCGGCAGCGAAGCGGCTGCGAAGGCGCAGGCCAACTTCGACAAGCAGGCGCAAGACCTCATCAACACGCTCCGCGATGGCGGCAGTGCGACGGAGTTTGCAGCCGGGTTTGAGCGGCTGACCGAGGCGGTGACGAAAGAGGCGGCGGCGTTTGAGCGTGCGGCGAGGATCACTGAGGCGAACCTGTCGCCGCTGCAAAAGTTTGAGCGGGCGCAGGCTGAATTGACCGAGCAGGTGGAAGCAGGCAGGATCAGCCAGGACACCTACGAGCGGGCTCTTGCCAAGGCCAAGGCCCAACTCGACGGCACCGCCACCAGTGCCAGCAAGACCGACAAGAACATCGAATCGCTGACGAAGAACGTCCGCGTTCTGTCTGCCATTGAGATCGGCCGGGCGATCATCGACGGGCTGCAGGCAATCGGCAACGTCATCTCTGGCGTCGTGAATCGCGTCTCGCAGTTCGTGTCGAGTGTCGCATCGTCATTTGACTCGTTCAATGACTTGTCGGCTCGCACCGGCATCGGCGTCGAGGCGCTCCAGGGCTACTCGCTGGCGGCGAAACTCGCTGGCGTGGACACCGAGGCGTTCGGGGCGGCGGTTCAAAAACTCGCCGTCAACATAGGCAAGGCAACGCCGGGGGACGCACTCGACAAGTCGCTGCGGAACATCAATCTTTCGGTGGCCCAGCTTCGCGGGCTGGCTCCCGAGCAGCAGTTCTCGACCATCGCGGAATCCATTGCGGGGCTTCCGACTGCGGCTGACCGTGCTGCCGCAGCGGTCGCCGTGTTCGGCAAGCAGGGGGCCGCCCTGGCTCCGTTGTTCCGCGAGGGGGCGGCGAGCATTGACGAGTTGCGCGTCGAGGCCAAGCAGCTAGGGGCAATCGTCAGCGACCAGCAAATCTCGAACATTGGTGAAATGAATGATGCCTTTGATAAGGTGCGATTTACCATCACAGGCATAATTGGCCAGGTAATCGGGAACTTAGCTCCGGCGGTCACGGCCGTCACTGATGCAATCATTGAGTACATAAAGGTCTGGGAAGGCACTAGCACTCAAGGCACAGGCGGCACAGGTATCGCCAATGCTATCACGGAGGTATTGCTGAACGGAGCCGAAACGCTTGCGGGCGTTTTCGATAGTTTCGTCGGCAACTTCTCCGACTTCACTGGCGTGCTTGAAGCGACCGGGGCCACGTTCAAGTTCATCGGCAACCTGCTGGTGGGCATCAGCGAAGGGCTCCGCGTCGTGTTCAACACGTTTGAGCGGGTCGGAAACCTCCTCATCATCGGACTCGGGAAGATTCTTGAAGGGCTGGGGAGTTGGGTCAGTTCCGACCTAGAGCAGTTCGGGAAGGACTTGCAGGCGAGCGGGCGGGCACAGTTCGAACAGAACGGCAAGGAACTGGAGCAGGCCGCGAAGAACGCCGCCGACGCCGTGACGAACGCCTTCACGGGCGGCGACTCCTCCCCGCAGGCCGCCGGGCAAGGCGCCGCCACCCAGTTCATCCAAGGGGTTCGCCAGAAGTTTGAAGAGTCGCAGGCTCCCGAGTTCAAGATCAACACCAACATCGAGCAAACCCGCGACCGGTTCGACTCGTTCTTCAATGGCATCGTTGACCAGAGCAGTGCCATCGTCGCGCCGATGCGGGAGTTTGAGGCTGCTATCGCCGCTGCCCAGGAAGACGGGCAGATGACGGCGGACGAAATCGCACGCATCGAACAACTCCAGGCAAAGGTCAATTCCGCCATCGACCAAGAACTCGCGGCACGGCAGGAGGCTGCCGAGGCTGCGGCGAAGCAGGCGGAGGAAGTTGACAAGATCGTCACCGCAAGCCTGGAGCAAATCCGCATTGACGAGCAGTTCGGCGGCGACTCCAGCCGGGCTAAGGCCGCCGACAACCTGCTGAAGATTCAGCAGGAGATCGTGCGAGTCGAGGAACAACTCCAGGCCGCCCGGTCTGCAGGCGACACCGAGGCGGTCAGCGCCCTCACGTCACGGCTGGCGACGCTCGATCAAGTCGAAGCCCGCGAGACCGACATTGCCAGCGGTGCGAAGAAGGCCCGCGAGGAAGCCGCGAAGCAAGTGGAGAAGCTGAACGAAGACATCGCCAAGCGGCAAGAGTCTCTACTGGACAAGCAATTCGAAATCGAACTCGCCCGCGTCGAAGAACTTGCCAACGTCCGCACCGGCTCCGTCGAAATCAACGACCTCCGCTCGGGTGGCATCTCGGCGTTCTTCGACACGCTGCAGGAAGACCCCGCCATCGCGGAGGCCAAGAAGCAGACGAAGGAACTGGAGAAGATGCGGAAAGAGATCGAGAAGCTCCAGGCCGAGAAGGTTGACATCCTCGCGGGGACTGGATGATGAGCGTACGGCAATGGCGTGAACTACCGCGAACCGTCACGCATCTGATCGGTGCGTCACCGGAGTTTGAGCGTCGATTCGTCGCCACGCTCGACGATCCCGATACGAACGCTGGGACTGTCGTGCAGACAATCGGCTGCACGCACGGTTCGTCGCATCCTGAAATCGCGTGGGCCGAGTGCTACGAAGTCACGGTCAACGAAGCCTACGAGGAAAACCGATACTGGCACGAGGTAGTTGCCAAGTACAAGATCCCCGAGGCTGACGAGCGTGACAGCGACCTCCTGCCGTGGCTGCGTCCCGACGTGTGGAAGTTCCAGACGCAAGGTGTGGCCGTTCCGGCGTTGACCTATTACGACGGCTCGACGCAGAAGCCGCTCACGAACTCGGCTGGCGATTTCTTCGAGGGGCTGACCGTTGACGAAGCCCAGCAGAAAATCACGATCACGAGCAATCGCCAGCAGTTTCCGTCGGCGCTCGCAGCGGCGGTGACGAATTGCGTCAACGATGGTTCGTATCTCGGGTTCGCCACGGACTGCATCAAGGTGCAGGGCATTTCGGGCGAGCAAGCGGTGGAGCAGGTCAACGGCCAAGAGGTGCGATTTTGGAAGATCACGAGCGAGTTGCTTGGCCGCCAGACGGGATGGAGCCTGCTGCTTCCTGACGTGGGCTTCAACTACATCGACGGCGGCGTCAAGAAACGCGCCGACGTTCAAGGGCCAGATGGCGAGCAAGTCGCGTCCGCGAATCCAATCGCCTTGAACGGTAGCGGCGGAAAACAGGCTGGCGCCTCGCTTCCTGCCATCCTCACTCGCCGCATCTACACCCGCATCTCTATGTCAAACTTCTTCGGCACGCCGCCGAACTAGGAGGAACCATGGCCGACATTTCTTATAGCGTGAATCTGAACGTCAACGCCGGTGCGTTGCAGCAGAACATCAACGCCTCTGGCATCACGAGCGACTTCTCCACGACGGGGCTGCTCGCTTTGACGCTCAACCTGGGCACGGCGACGCAGACG